GTCGTCGTGGGAGGTGAGGCTGCCCCGGTTGTTCCGGCTGTGATGCACACATAGATTCGCCTGTTGGCCCAGGCTACGATATCACCTACCACGTAATCAGTAAGCGGCCAGTGGCACCAGTTGTTCGTGGCATCAGAGGCTTCAACATAATTCCATACACATGTTCCATCGGTTATTCCCGTGCCCGTTCCGGTCGGTCCCGTGGCCCCGGTTATCCCGGCGGTTGTGCAGATATATGTTTTGTCGCTGTCATTCGTGGCCCTGTATCCTGCTTCAAATCGCGTGAGGGTAACCCATGGACACGCCATTTCATTTTCATTGAGAACAACCTTGCGCATCGTGCAGCAAGGCCAGTGAATCGCACGCAGGATTTCGTCTCGGCTTCTTGTATAGGCTTCTATCGCCCTGGCCGCGGCTCGTGCCGTGTCGGCCATGCTTGATGCAGCCGGCGCACCGATTCGACGCAACGCCCTGTTAACGATATCGAGGTCGTCCATGGTTTCTCCCTGAAAAGAGGGCGGAAGCTAATCCGCCCTCACTGGTTTTGTTTCCCTGGTAGTTACTTCGCGGCCACTACTCTTGGTGTTCTGGCTTTGCGGACACGCTTGTTGTATTCGGCATTCTCGGTTCTTGGCATGGGGCTTTCATCCTGATACTTCTCTTTGACTTCCTTCACCGAGACCTCTCTTAGAGGCTTGAAGTACCGCCAGACATCGCGTTTCTTTGCCCACACCATGTCAATGGTGTATTTCGTGCCAGCCTGGTAGTAATCGTAATCCGCAGCCGTGCTCGTAATGCATAAGCATTCCACCAGGATTTCCTGTTCCATAACCTCTCCTTATGGTGTCGCCGGAATATAATACGGCGCATCGGGAGTCAGGAAAGCATCCCAGGTCCCGGCCGAGAATACATCCGTCCCGATGATGTACAGCATACCGAGGTATTGCAGTAACATCGTAGGCGGAACCTTGATCACATACGGGATACTATTTGCAGCCCAGCCACAATGTGTGGCGTTCGTCGTTGCTCCAGAACTCCATAGAACTGTAGGCGTTCCAAGCCCAACCGCCGCCGAGGTCACCAGTCGAATATCAAAGGTAGACGTCCCTCCAACGGATACGATCTTCGTCCCGATCCGAAACACTAAAAACATGTTGTCGATGACGTTTGTTGGATAGTGAATCAGATTGAGCACGTGGTCCGAAATATGAGTGGCTACAGTGGTTTCGTCCTGAAGCAAGGAGAATTGTAGTTGTTTATCGATTATCATTTTCATCCTCCTAGATGGTGAGCACTTCGGCTTCGGTATTCAGGATCGCATCGCACCGACGAATCGGGATACGCATAAAGGTCGTCAACGGACTTCCTCCGACCTCGCTGTAACTCAGGGCAAGATTGCTCTTGACCTGGGCCTGCTGCTGCAAATATTCAGCAATAAGCCTATTGCAGTAGAACGCCGCCTTGCCCATACCGAAAGACGGAATTCTGTAGTACATTTTGATCATCGTCGGAATAAGATCCACCACCGTTGCAGAGAGTGCCGACGTGTCAATGTTGGCGCCTCTTACGGCATACCGCCAATCTCTGACCGTAAGTCCCAATTTCCACTGATAGTGAGTCCGGTAACCTTCGTAATGCCCAGGAGGGGTCTGATCATCGTCAAGAGTTACCTGCCCTTTGTCTTCGTGTTTGAAACCCGCGGTTGATCCTTTCGGATAGATCCCGTGTACGGTGTTCTCTCCCCATACGATAAGCCAGATTGATGTTTGGACTGCACCGCTGGCCGCTCCATAGGAATCGATACAGTTGTACGCCGTGATAGTCGGTAGTTCCGCTCCGTATTGAGGATACCTCGGCATGAGTCCGGTAAACTGTTCCGGATTGGTTGCTTGCGTAGCGTAAAAGATCCCCGTTGCCATTTGCTGATTCATGCCCTCAAGGTGCGCCTGATCTTCGGAAAGTCTCCAGGCTGACGTATTGCCATTGAGGTCTGCAAGATCCTTGTCTACTTCGGCGTATGCTTCGAGCATTCCGCAAGTGTCCGTGATCTGCGTGGTTTGGCTTTTTGTGGGTTGGACACCATAATTGAGTTTACGCCAGGTGGCGGTCGGCAGACCCGTCCTCACGGTGGTTTTATGACCAGTCGGCAAATTGCCTTCAATGGTCACCATGTCCGTAAGAACTTCGTTGGTTTTTGCCAACAGCTCAATAATGGCACCAATTTTGTTATCCGATCCCATCCTGGAAGCCAGGTCCAAGTAGGTAACGGCATTCGTTCCAAGGGTAGCCATATGCTACCTCCAGTTGACTACTGCTTCGCTGGATATACTACATCGGCCAATTCTTGATTGCTTCTCTGACCGATAGGTGAGGATTCCGTACGTTCATTCTTCCCATCCACGAATGGATGTTCCGTGATGAGCTTTCCCATCTTGATGAACATTCGGATTACTCCCGGATGATTCCCCAGTCCGGAAAGATCGAAAAGCTTTGCTGTTTCGGCATCGGCAAACTGAGCGAATCCTCGCTCCATGAATCCCTTTGCCTGCGACCAGTCGGCTCCGTATTCCTTCGCCATTGCTGTCTCGACTTCGGCCATGGTAGTTTTCACCACCTTCATATCATCCGCCAATTGCTTGTAATACCATTGGTGGACGTTCTTGACCTGATCGAGCGTGAGATTAAGCTCATGCGCTTTGGCAAGGAACGCCTTCTCGGTCGCCTCGTCTTTCGTGATCCCTCCGGGTAGTTCTACCGGATCCAGTTTGTAGTCTTCAGGTTTGTCAGGCACGCCGATTGATTTCCGATAGCGTACCTTTTCCTCGTCCGTGGCCTTTTCGCCAGGTAGGACAATAGCTTTACCCAGCTTCCCTTCAAGCTCCTTGTAGCTTTTCCCCAGATCCCCGATGGTCTGGAATTTGGTCAAGCTCTGGTCTTCCTTCAGGTCTTGCGGTAGCTGTGCCATCCATGCAGGCTGTAACTTGGTCGCACCTTCCGCCAACGGCGTGGTGCTTTCAGTCTTCTGCGTGGTGAGGGTTGTTCCCCCCCCCTGTCCACCAGCCTGCGGGTTGTCCGTTCCCGGGCTCGCAGCTTGTTCGTCTGCCATTTTACACTTCCTTACTCGTTACTTTCCTCCAGACTTCTATAGCCTGGGCCGATATCCGAGGTGAAACTCTATGCATGAGAAAAAACTTGGCATAATTGTTTAACGCTTGCATGCCTTCTCCGGTCACCTCTTCCAAAAACTTCCAGTCATCCAGCAGAACCCCGAGGACTATTTGTCCGTCGGGGCTGCTGAATACGTTGTCGAACGCCGCATCAATTGCCTTCAGTCGGGCTTCTACTTCCTTCCGTCGTGCTTCCGGTCCGTCAAGTTCCTCGGGCATTAGGTTCTAGGAATCTCCTCCCAAGTGAAGCCGAAGAAACCGATAACAACGGTCAGCGTGTAGATGAACACGAAACCGCCGGGCGGGATGATTACCGAGCCATGCATGTCGATAACCTGGGGAGTGGTTCCAAATAATGCGCCGTTGGTAAACGCACTGAGACAGGGCATGATCACCCTCAAGAGTCCAGCACCCGCGCCGGCCACCAGGGTAGCCGCACCATCAGCCAATCCGGTTGCGGCGTTAGCATTCCCAAGATTCAGCGGATATGTCACCAGCGGTGTGGTATGGGTTGCAATACCGGCAGCCGAATATCCACCGCCAAGTCCTATGAGGCCGGCCCCGGCGGGCGCAACGGAAAGAGCGATGCCGACCTGGCGAAGAGCCAGATTCATGTTGTTCCCTGCCGGATTCGAAAGACATAGCCCGGTATAGGTCGTAGCCAGCGCGATTGTCGTGGTCGTCGCTGCCTGGCTGGCCGCACCATACAACAGGTTCCGAAAGGACTGCTCGTAGAGATTCCCGTGGAGCTGAGATATGATCTCATCGTTCTGTTGCCCCACCCTCTTAATGCCGATTTGTGTGCCATCAGGCATCCTCAGATTGCGATCGCTCTGAGCCATTCTCGTAACACTACTCATAAGATTCCTCCGTGCCCGCCAGTGGCGAGACTTGATTTATTTAAGCGGTCAACGACCGCGTTTCTTCCTTCCGGTCTTCAAGGACTGTCCCGTCTTACTCTGCGCTATCCGCGCAGCCTTTCCTTTGCTCGCCCCTCCTCTTCGGAGAGCTGTATAAACCTTGTGCACGCGACTACCTTTGGGCACGTTGCCCTCCCTTCGCCAGTCCGGCCAACATCGAGTCCGGCTGCATCGGCTGGTTAAGCTTGTCCACGTTCCCGGCAAGTAGTTTCTGCTGCTCCAGCTCCATCGCCTGTTTCTGTTGAGCCTGAATAGCCGCCTGCCTTGTCTTGCGGATCGCCATTACCTGCGAGAGCTCGCGGATAACCTTCTGTGGAATCCCCGAGGAATCCATGCCGATCCGGGCGAGCTCATCCAGGTCTGCGTTGTCCAGGAAAGCTGATTGTCCGTTCGGATCGAGCTCTGCCATCTGTTTCAGGAACTCCACGCCGGCCTGTACTCCTCTTGTCTGGTGATATCGTTTCTGGGCCATGGCGAGCGGGCCTTGAAACTCTACGTGCACCCGGCCTCCGGACATCAGGCTGGGCGGTGGCGGCGGCAGGATTCCTTTGCGGTCACAAATCTTGTAGGCCCTGTCGATCAACGGGATAAGGCATTCGCTATTCAGCCTCCCGATGGTCGCTCCCAGTACAGCGGCCTTTTCACCCTGACGCTCGATAATCTCCGTTGCCGTATAGTTGCCCTTCTCGAGCTGTTCCATGAGTAAGAAAATACGCGTCCTGAAGTTCTCGCGGATTTGATCCCTAATCGATTCTTCCTGGTCTTTGCCTATGGGATAATTCTGGAATAGATTTATGGCTTCGATACGATCCCGGCTGCCCGTGGGATAGTAGTTGTATCCACGTGGGACTATCCGCTCCGTGCCCTTCATCGAGTCGGGTACATTCAGCGGCGGCTCAACGGCGAGCTGGGCGGCCTTGAGCATGGTCAAGCCGACCTGATTGATTCTGAAAATATCGTTTATTGCATCGGCGGCTGGAGATCGTCCGTACGCCTCATCGCTGTTTTTCCGCCAGCGCCACGCCAGGTATGGGAATTCGTCGTATCCGCCTATATCGATAATCTGACTGTGATCTTTGTCCACATAAACGGAAGCGAATTCCTTATTGATACCATCGATCTTTCCCGGCACTCTGTCGGATCTTGGGAATACCGCGTGAATGATATGCGCCTTGGCATAAGCTGCCGATTTTGCTGCATCCTGTCGTTGCTGTGGGAGCTTGTTCCCCCACATCTGATAAGCCGCACGGTTTGTCATCACGTAATCGCGGTACAGTGTATCCACCATGCCGGTTTTGGATTCGGCGAGATAACATTCCTTGATATGCCGGGTGGAAAACAGCATTCGGTCGGATACGATTTCATCCTCGGTAAACATCACGGCTGTACCGATCGAGCCGGCATCCATGAAAAACTCTGAAATCGATTCGTAGAAGTTAGAACGGGAAAACTCGGCGTATAGTATTTCTTCGTTTTCTTCCAGCCAGTCCGCTACGTCTTCCAGGTTTTGCTGGCTCTTGTCCTCCATCACCAGCCGGAACCATCGATCTATCTGATTCACAAGGGCGCCGAGAAGTCCGTCCACCATCAATTGCAGACACGCAATCGCCGTACCGTCATATGTTTTGACGCTGGGTTTCTGGCCTTCGGTGGCATCGATATCCCAAAAACTCCGCCTGGGAAGCACAAGGTCGTTTATGTCCTTCCATAGCGGCTCCCAAGGTTTCCGCATTTGTTTGAGAGTAGATAAACGATGTGTGATCTCGGCAACTTCGATCAAAATTTCACCTTTGCCTTTCCGCTGCGTCTTGCCGGCGCTGTAAGCATCGTCTCTTCCGGTACTGTGGCCTGTTGCGTGAGCAGGCTCCGGGCTGTGCCTTTGTTCGACAGAATGGACAGGGCTAGCGCTGCGGCCTTTTCGTCCTGGGCTACCATGGCTACAGCCTCATCCTTGGTGGTAACGCGAAGGGCAGACTTCAGCTTCTTCCAGGTTTGGTCGGGAGCAGCGAGAATCAGGTCTGTTATGGATTGGCTTGAATCGGGAACCATATCGGACATAGACCCTCCGGGAAATAAAAAAGCACACAAGACCGCAGCCATATCGTGGCTGTCGATCCTCTGCGCTCCGCCGGGTCTTCCGGTAGGTTCGCCTTGGATATTACTCGCACATAATCTAACTTAAATTTACATCAAATCTATATCACTTGTCAAGGGTTATTCTTTCGGGTCTTCTCGTAAATTTACAATATGACTCTGTTGCATTTCAGGTGGCGTATTAAAAAATCCCATAATCGGGTTCCACCATGGAATCAATTCATGAAACTTGTAAAATCCTTTCTTTTCGCATTTTCTGTTTTCCAATCTGACTGTACAAGGGAACCCGCTTATTTTGCCTTCTGCGATCCTATCCCTTATACAATCAATTTGATCCTTGCCATATTCTTTTTCTGCTTCCGAAATAGTCATGGAAATCATTTTTATACCTCTCTTGTTTCATTCTGTATAATATTGTCCTCCGGTAACTGAGACTTGAACGTCTCCCTGTCCACATGCTGCGCCCGGATAATCCGCCCATCGCGCATGGTGAAGAGCAATCCTACCTCACCATACTTGCACGTGAGCAGGCGTACCTTGAGCCAGTCTACATGTCCGTCCGGCTTGATCGGGTTTTCCATTATTGCCCCAGCCCCTTAATATCATTTTGTATACATGGGAAGCTTTTTCGTAATTGCAATAAATAATTTAAATACTTGTTTTTTATAATATAATGCGGCAGATTTAATACATCTGCCCATAAGTAAAAATCAGTACTATTGAAAAAAGATTCTGCGGATTCTCTGTCCTTTTTTTGTTCACACTTTAATGGAAATGCTTTGCCTTGTTCTCTTCGTATTCTATGCACCTCTTCCTCACCTTCCATGCATTGCTTATTGCATTCTAATAAATCTTCAAAGGCTTGATTTATTACTGCGGCAGCTAGTTGTTTGTATCCATCTTCCATCAGTTCCCCCTGTCCAACAAGTTGATCGTGCTGCTCACCGGCTTAACGAGTTGTTCCTCGTACCTATGGCACCGATCCTTCGTGAGGAACACGGGCGGCCAAAGTGCGGCAGTGCCGATCTGTCCTTGTGGACCCGGAATCGCCGCACAGGTGGGCGGGTTGCACCGGCAGAGCCCTTGATCTGCGGTTTGTGGGTCACACCATTTACAGGTCAAACATCTTGGTTCGGACATAGGGCCTCCTTGAGTTTATGATTGATTGTTTCGTTCATGGATTTACATATATTATCTATATTAATCGTAATGGACACAATTGCGTTTAATAACACTTTGTCGTCGCTAATACATCCATCATCATCTCTAGTAAAGCCATACCATTCCTTTCTATCACTATCCCATGTAATACATAATTCATGGCATCTTTCTTCTATGGCTTCTTCTATTAAAAATAATAGAGTTTTAGTAAATATATTCAATGTTCTCGAATGAGTTAAATTCAATATTTCTTTTATTACAGCCGCCATATATAATTCAATAAACCTATATGGTCTTGCGTTGCCCCTACCTTTTTTCTCCCTTGTGTCTGGTCCTAATATTCCGGCCTTTATCCATTCCCGAGTTCTTTTATTTGTTACTCCAAGACATTCATGAAATTCTTTAGGAGTAAATATCACCTCTTTTGTATAATATTCATCATATCCGTCTTCTATTATTTTCATACTTCTCCTATAACCCATGCCTAAGCGGGTCGTAAATCTCGTCTCTGCCTTCTAGGTTCAGCGGGTCGTGTTCCTTGCCCTGCGGAAACACGGCACTGAAATCCGGGTCCATGATTCTCGATAGATCATCCAGCATGTCATCGTGTACGCAGTAGGGAAATGCCAGATATTCATCGTCGATAAATTGCCTTGTGAGATCCACGGTCACTCCGTCATATTGAACATATGGAGTGTTCTCTGGAATATAAACACGTCCCTGGTTAAACGGTGGAACGAGCCTTCTGATCCGGTCATCTTTACCGAGCGGTCCGCCAAGCGGCGTAATTCCGAATCTATAATTGTCTCTGTTCATCCTATCTTGAAAATGCTCAATATCGGCCTGCATCCCATACTGCTCGTACCCAACATCTCGAGGTCTGTACCTTTGGTGCAGGCTGAAAAGGACGTTCGCCTTTTGCACCAGGCTTAGCCTGTCCCTTATCCAGTGCAGTATATAGTAATTTCTATCAGATCCAAGTCCCATTACAATAAACACAGTATAGTCGTTGTTCTTCTTTTTCCCGCTTGCCGGATCCACCAAGATGTAAATATTCAACCCGGTGAATCGGTCGGCTTTCCAGTAGCGCAACCATGCTCTGTCGAATCCTTGTAGATTCTCATGGACGGGATCCATAAAGAGCTGAGCACTTGCGATATATGGCCCCATGTCAGCTATCTTTTTGGCAAGTTCTTCTCGCGTGCCCATCCATGGCTCACCATCGAATTTATTATTCTTTGTCGCCGTCCATATTCTGGGAACAAGTATTTTATTTTTAACTATGTATGCATGAGCATCATTAAAATGCCATGTTGATCCTACGCCCCGCCTTCTTCCACCCCGGACACCAAGATTAAGGCTATACAAAAACGCGTCTGTGGTTTTAGTGAGCATTCCCTCTGTACGCACAGTATCCAGAGTAACAATATCCTCATAATGTACGTCTGTTGAGTGCTTACTTGTTGGCTGTCCATCTGTCAAACCATAGGCCTCAATGGTTGATTCTTTGGGATTGCCCTTACGTTTAATAATTATTCCGTCGTCTTCTGACCATTTCGGCGCTTCCTTTTTGGGATTCTGCCAGAATATATCCGGCCATAATTCTTTGAGCTCTTCATTATTCTGAAGCTCTTGCTTTATCTGACGCAAGAAACTCTTTGCGATCGGACGTACATAGCTTAGAATGAGATACGTTCGCTCGGGATCATGGATCAAATTCCATATTATCCCGGCGAATGTAATTATCGTGCTCTTGTATCCCTCTCTCCACCATAAATCCAAATATCCGTCGGGTGCCGCCTGGTATTCTCTGCAACGTGCATATACCCATTCATGATCGGCATCTTCACGATGCAGGACATAACGCAGGAAAAAGAACAGATCCATCTCGGCTAGTTTTCTTACCGCATCCTGCCTACATCCGTCCCTTGTAGCCTGCGCCAAGATACGCCTATACTGTGCATGGGTCTGTTGGAGTGTCATTTAAACACCTCGTCGATAAGTCCGAGCACCGCCGGCGTGGCATCTTTGTCTTTTTCTTTGCGCTTTTGTCTTTGTGCTTCCATCCCTAGTTTGAATCCCAATTCTACCATTCCGCGCCATTCCTTAAACCATGCCGGTTTGGTAAGCACTGTTGCAACTTTGTATTGATCTTCTGCCTCCTTAAGCAGCTCATCGAATATTTCTATGGCTGACTTCCCTATGGCAATATCCGTTTTGTCCCGCGCCTTTTTTATTGACTTCTTGACGTGCTTCTTGTGTCTTTGCACCGTACCCGTACTAATACCGTATCGGGCCGCTATAGAACGGTTCGAGGCTCCTTTCGCAATTTCTTTGTCTATCGTTTTGCGTTTTGGGTGTGAACAAATGGTGCAAGTTCTTCCCATGATTACGGTACCATCTCCGGTGTGGTGTGGCTGTTGCCGATGATCTCACTTTCTTCGGCATCTGCAAGACCTTCGCTCTGTTCTGCTTTTGTTAGATTCATAACGATATACATTTTTTTCCTTATCTTGTGCCACGCTCTGAATTCAATCTCCCGCATTCAAAACCTCCTTTATCTTGACTAGATCCTCCGCCTTGCACACCACCCAGAATCCTGACTTCCCATGCTCTGTAAGCGTAACAATAGGTATCTTGCCCTCAAGCTTAGCCTTTTCGGCAGTGAGACTCCATAGGCTTACCACGGAATGCTTCTGCCGGCGCTTATTCTCGATGTAAAGACTTGGGTGAATGACATCTCCTCCGGTATGCCGGCTATTGGCTCCTGATAACGGATTCCGTTGGCCTCCGAAGAAGGCAGCCACCTTTCGTTCGTCTTTCTTCCAGGTTTTATCAGACACTTGATTTCTCCTCTGTGTTTCTTTTGACTTAAAAAACTCGTTTATTTCCATGACAAGCTTTTCTATTTTGCGTGCATATGTTTCACGAATAAGATTCTGATTGAATGTCACGGGAGGGTTGAAAATAATCTCCATGGCAGCCTGAATTTGGATTTGTTTGTATAATATTTGCTTCATGGCTTTATCGCGGGCAACCGGATATTCTTGGTTTGATAATCCTATCGCCTGTTTATCGTTTGGCCTACCATTAGCAAGAAGTATTCTTATTATTGGATTTATAATTCTAAAGGCTATTGGCCCATTTTGGTTCACACTATCACTCCTCCTCCCTAGCCCGTCGAATAATCGCCCCCGCGGCCTTCCTCGAGACATCGTACTTTTCCACGATCATCTGCACCGCCTCACTATGCGGCAGGCCCAGGCAGTTGTCCTGGATCCAGCGTATCTTCTCAGGCGGCCACATCGTGCGGTACGTGCTCTTGTTGCCGGTGCTCCACCTTTTGTCATAAGTATCGCGCCGCAGGAATGCAGCATCACCGTAGAGGCTCACGATGTGCTTGTCTTTGGGCTGCTCTACTCGCATCGCTCGACCTCGGCTATCGCCTTGAAGATGGGGTACGCTTGTTGTGGCGATACACTGTTCCCGAGCGCCCTGATTCTATGTCCGTCCATCCGTCCTCGAACCCCATGTACCATTCGCAAAAGTCTGGAGCGATCGTCCCACCAGCGGCAGTAGGCAAATCCACTCCCTGATTCCTCCTCCGTTCTCGTTCCTTGGCCGCTCCCTCCGGTGTTCGACTCCCTTTCATGCCATCCGCCGCTCGAAGAGTCGGTAGCATCTTGGCTACTTGATCTAACCCCAGATGAGCTTTCTTCCCGCTTGGTCGAATGAAATGCCCCTTGTATGGAATCAGTCTTTCCGGAGGATTCCCCCCACCTCCTACTGTCAAGGTAGGGAGCAATTTTGCTATCATCCCGATTGATGGACGTATCGCAGCTCCCTCTGATTTCGCTTTCTTGTAACTTGGTCGCCGAGGATCTCTTCCCGCATATTTCGCCTGTTCCATATCCGCAGGGGTTGCCATGCTCGCCGTCAAGGTGGGCAACATAGAACACGCGGTATCGTCTGTGATCGGCACCGAGTGCTGCAAGTGGATACACAAGCGGTGGGAGAAACGTGTAACCTTGAGCTTCCATACGAGCAAGCCATTCCTCGATCGCCACGCCGTCCTCAAGACTAAGGATTCCAGTAGGATTCTCTGCCATGATCCATTTGGGTAGAAACAATTCAACGACGCGAGCAAACTCCGGCCAGAGCCAGCGGTCATCGCTTCGGCCTCCTCGCTTCCCGGCTGTACTTGCTGGCTGGCATGGTGACCCACCGGAAATAACGGTAACTGATTGTTCAACTTCGTCCCCCTTGACATCGTGTATATCCTCGATCCGCCGCACGTCCGGCCAGTGTTTCGCAAGCACCTTCAGGCAATACGGATCTTTCTCTACCTGGAGCACCGTCTCGAAGCCAGCCCACTCGGCAGACAAATCAAGACCTCCCACTCCGCTGAACAAGGATATATGCGTCACCCCGCCGCCCTCCTGCTCTTCGCCTGCGACGCCGGCACACCGAGCCGTCCCATCTCGACCGCCATGTCGAGACCTCGTGCATAGTTCGCCTGCATCCGGACCCACCCGGCGCGGAGATGGATGTTCTCCGTGTTCAGCCGATCGTTTTCTTCTTTGAGCGCGTGGCATTTGACTTTATAGTACGCGAGCAATTCCGCCTGCCGACCGTACCGCTCGCGCATCATGCCGCGGAGCTCGTGCTTGACGATGTAATGCCGCCAGTACGGACGTGCCGCTGCCCATGCCGTGAGCACCAGAAGCGCGTCGACGATGTCCCGGGCGTGGAGCTGGACGGCGACCCAGAGTTCCTTGAGTATGCCGACGGCGAGGGAGTAGATCATGGCCGAATCCTCCTCCTGATCTGCGGCGCGTTCATGATCCCTCCTTTATCGCGACTTTAATTGTTTGCAATCTTTCAATTTCTACAATCAATTCCATCATTATGATTCTCGCATAGGCGTGCGCATTGCTATTTCTGGTAAAATGAATCCAGTCCCGTATTTCCGCCAGTCTTTCTGGGCTCATATTCTTTCTTACAACGATCTGCGGTGTGTTCATTTGTCCCCCTTCCACGGCTTCGGCGCTTTCCTCCAGGCAATCACTTCAAACGGGATCGTGTGCCCCCTATCGTCGGATATCTCCCAGTGCGACTTCATAATATGAGCGTCGCTTTCGAAATACCATGCCCTATAGACATGCCTGTGCCCAACTTCGTCCAGGATCGTTATTTCAAGTCCGGCCAGGTCAAATTCGATCCCATGGGGCAACCTCTCTGTAATCGGTATCCACCTCATTACTTCCCCCTCCTCTCGCGCTTCGCTCGGCTGTTGCCGATTATCCTGCATCTGGTCAACTGCGCGTGCCCAAGATTAAGATCGGGGTCTCCATCATCTGACACGGCTCTGAAAGCTGCGTCCATATCATCCCGGACGATGTTGAATTCGCCCCACAGGGCGTGCTTGATTCTGTCACCCTCGTATATCTCCTTGCCATCCTTGTCCGTGAGCCCGGTGTATTGCTCGATAATATAATCATTCATATTCAGATATTCATAATTCCCGCATTCGTCCATGATATACAGAGTCTGTCCATCGAGACTGATGGCGACATTTTCTAAATCCATCACCATAAGATTAGTGTCTTTGCCGATTTTTCTACGCGTATATTCGCTTGGGAAATCCGTAAACATTTCCTTGTTTACTTTATCCCATACTCTGAACTTCAACTCACGCATCACTTCCCCGTCCTTTCCCGCTTGGCTTTCCGCTTTTCAAATGTTGCCTGCCTCTTCGCTTCTTCCCGAGTCTTGTTCTTCTCGCGACGACCCGAGAGTCTATACTTCCCGCCCTTCTTCTTGTCGCGCCCTATCTTGCGAGAGCCGCGCTTGCCTTTACCTACACCTTGTTTTGCTGGCATTACTTTTTCTCCATCCAGAACTCGCATTTTCCGTGTTCCTCGGTTGGATTGATTATTTCATATCCGCTTTCGTATAAAGCAACGCACACATATCCGTGTTTTTTGTATGGCGGCGTCCCGTCTTCTAGTTCAATTCGCTGCTTACAGTTACAGCAACATTCGCCTTCGGGCCATTTATTTATCTGACACTCTGCGTTTCCACCCATCACTTTTCCCCCTTGTCCTCAATAAGCCTCATGCCGTTCTCGACCAAGTGCTGATAGAGCGTTCGTTTTTTGTCGATCATCATATACGGCAAGAATACCTCGGCCATCTCAACCATCTCCAGGTCAACGAGCGCGAGTTGTGATTCTATCCACCTGAGGATCTGCCGCCACGCAACCCGCTTGGCCTGATCTTTGTCTCCAGGCTTGATATATTTTGTTTCGCCCCGGTTCGCCATCTCGAGCAGTGGTTCCCACCTGATAGGTAATTTTATCGGCACATCTTTTCCTTTGACGGCGATCGTAAAGATGCAACCCACCACTTCGCCGCCCGAATAATCTTTCATGTACCGCGATAGATTATACTTTCGCAACTTGACTTCAATCTCGGCGCTGGTATCTTCGGGCTCCTTTTTTGTCGTCTCCATGTACAGTGTTTTTATTACGGGATTCACTTCTCCCCCTTGAGCCGGGCAGCGTTCAAGTCAAGAGCCCTGCATAAAGAACTTATCCAGTCAGAACTATGGAATGTGCTTAAAAAACGTACACAACAACCCTTGGCCTCTGCGCACATCTCATCGATCGCGCGGGCGCGGATCTCGACATTGTTAATCAAAATCCAATTTGGCTCTGGCGGACCACCATCTGTTCTTGGTTTGAAATATATTGAATTGGGCTTCTCCTCGATCTCCTCATACTCAGTGCGGGGATATTCATTATCCCTTACAACCTTATGCCCGTTTGGGCAACGATATGTTCTGTGTTGGATGAAGTGGCTGTTTGTAAGTTGTTCCGTTTCGTGTCCATCGAAAGACATACTCTCTCCACAAATATTACATTTCAATTGTACCTTAAATGTCCTCACCTCTCGTCTTACTTCACTCATAATCCCTCCTGCTGGCCGGCTGTTTTACAGTCAGCCAAATTACCGAGCAGCTCTCTGCACTGTTCGGCGACCTTTTTCTTTTCCTCGTCCGTCGGTATCCCATCGTCCTGATATTCTGGTGCTGGAAGCAGCTCGTCCCATCTGCGCTCTTTCACAACACGCCAGGCGTCATCCAGCTCTTTGATCCCAGGTGGTACCCTATAGACTGGGCTTACAGCCTTGAGTATTTCAGCCCAAAGAAGTGGCAGGGCTTTTGCTGGGATTTCCCTCAACCACAAGCTCACGTATTTTTTCTGTATAGGGCTGTAAGGCCCGAAGTACCCCTGTGCTTCGTGGATAAACTGTTCAGTGGTCAAAATTGCACCTCCGAAATATCATCATACTTTATGGCTGCCTGCTCTTCCTTGAATCGCTCCTGTGCAGCCGAAAGCACCCTGTCCCATATTGCCGAGGCGTTCAGGGCAGACGGAAGGAATGGCTGCCCTTTGAAAAACTTGTCTATCGATCGCAGATACTCAAACATCCGGATCATGCCTTCAAGAAACACATCCGGCGAATCGGGATCTCTTGCGCGGGCTTTCTCGATGAGCCATTTAATACTCTGCCCTTCTTTTTTGTAGTTGGTGAATCGATGTTGCGGCTGCTCTTTCTCAAAACGGACCTTGATAGACGTGTATAGTGCTGCATCATCTGCAGAAAAAGAGATGGGTTTAAGTGATAGCGATTCCGGAGAATCGCCGCGCCGCGCTATCTTCTCTTCACTTAATTTAACTTCACTTAACTTATGCGGGAGTGTTTCCGGATTTACTCCGGATAAACTCCGGCCTTCCTCCGGAGAGGGAATAGGAGAATCCTTCTCGCGTTCGGGACGTAGGCCGGGCTGATTTTCGCGGAATTTATTGAATTGTAGCCACTTATCTCCGTCTGCCTCGTACCATATTACAAGACCACCCGATACCCATTCTTCAATAAAACTTTGGAATAATTTTACTGTTATTCCTTCCCTACGTGGGAAAATTGTTGATTTCAAGGCCCTCGGGTCCCCCGAAATTCTACCGGAGGCATCTAAATGGGCTATTGCCCAGGTGAATGCGAGCCTAGAAGTATCGGAGGATAGGTCATTCACCGCTTTATTCAGGCTTATTTTCTTGTTGATCATTCTGCCACGAGCCACATTCCCCTCCCTCTAATATACTCCGTGCTCTTCGGTGTTCAGGCACATAGTATCCCGCAGATAGTCACCGATGTAGATAGGCATCCAGATATCAGCTTTCATATCTTAAACTTCCAGGGTACTCCAAGTGTAATTTTTTTAGGGATTTCCTTACTTTTATTCCATAATTTATTTAAAGGAGTGTCGATTGTATCGTATACTCGCAATTCCAAAATATCGTACAAATTTAAAATAAACCCTCCAACTTTTCTCTCAATTCCGTCCATCCCCTTTTCTATTACTTCAAAAGTAGGATATTGATTTTGCTCGTTTAATTTTTTCACCGTAGAAAAAAACAATTCATCTGTATTTGTGAAAATCGCCATGTGAGTATGAGTTCTTTCAACTTCACATCCGCAGCATTTATATTTATGCGTGCATCCATCACCATCTTGTTCTTTACAGCTTTTCCATAAAAATATTAAATAGGCGATTCCTTGACCTTCATAAAGAATGAACCACCCTTCTCCACCCGGACGATTGCCATCATAGGTTTCTATCGCAAAATCACAGCCTGCATTTTTTATCCAACTTGGGCGTCTTTTCTTGTATTCAATTCCGCTCTCTGATTTATCAAGTCGAACGAGTCGAATATCCCATCCTTTTGCTTCGAGTTCAGGATTCTTTTCATAACTGACGGCATATAAATGTGCCCCAGGTTCTAGAATGGCGATCTGTTCTCGAATCATTGCTCTCTCTCCCGCATCCAGTCGTCCATCTTTGATATTTTCACGCTTGCTGTATTTGGTTGCCAAGGACTTCCCACCTTTCACTATGTTGGTTGCGGCTGAACAGTTCTAAATATTTTGATTCTTCGGGAAGCATATACCATCCCTCAATTAGATCGAAAAAGAATTCCGGCTTTTTACTATGTGCTCCCTTCTCTTCTTGATAGACGGACTCGATTTTCTTATCAGGCGAAGGAGGAGAAAGTTTCCCTTTCGTCCCGATCAATAGCAATTCGTGCCGGCCTTTCAACCATTTACCCATTGTCGAAGAAGTCGCCTTTATCTTGTCCCAACAGATGTTTGTTTTGTATTCGAAGCCCCATCCGCTCATCACCTGAAGAGCTTCAACAAGCTTTGGGTTGGTAGCCCATAGGAACAGCACCGCATTTTTGTCAAAATAGTCTTTAAGTAATATTCCTTCGATCTCATAATTAACGATCTCTTCGGCAGTCAGGGTCGGATATCCTTTGATTGCTACATCTCCGAATTGCGCGAAATCATATTTCCATGGGGGATCGGCATAGATGACAGGATATTTTCCGGGAGACGGAATTATCAGGATGGTTTCGGAAGGAATGCGACTGAGGACTGTATTCAAGCCAGGAAGCCGGATCTTTTCTTTCAATCCTTCCAGCGCCTCCCAGGTAAAGCCGTCGTGCAGACGGCGCCAGCGATGAACCTGTACCTTATCTGTGCCGAGATCGGCGTAGGTAGTGTCAGCTATGGCACTGGTTGCAACTTGTAACCGGTGGTATTGTTCGCCACCCTTCGCCTTCGGCATCCCCTCCATCAATCCCGCAGCCTTCCAGTAGGCCAGGATCTCGCCCCAGTAAATTTCGTGCCGATGTTCTTCGGATACATTCTTGATCGCCGGATGCTGTTTCATCATTTTGAGATAGCTGGCGAATTCCACCATCTCTTTCGGATCGGTGATCTTCTCAAGCATTCCGGAAATCTTCTTCTCCAGCACGGCAGGGCTCATCGTCAATTCATACGGAATTAATTCTTGTCCCATATTCCCCCACAATAAAAAGAGCTCTCCGGATCACATGGCGTGTGATATCAAAGGCAGGCTTTGACGACCCGGAGGCTCTATAATTTTCACAATTCTATCACACGCCATACTCATATACTACTCGTGATATCCCACAGTGTCAACTCCCTCTAAATTGCCGAGCTCCCGGAAGCCCGGCGACACAATATGTAAGCACTTCTCGCTTTTATCTCGGCGCCTCTCGGGAGCGCCTACCCCGGTAGAGCAGCAACGCTGATGCTGGGGATTATTCGCACTCGAAGATGATGTCGCTAACGGCGACGCCAACCAGAACCACTTCTTTGGGATCTGCGTTAAACTGGGCATCGAAAATTTTAGCTGCCGCTGCGACGCTCTCCGCGATGACAAAACAGAGTTCTTTCAAGTCATTGTTTACCGCCCCTTCACATCGATAAAGACACTTTGGGTTCATGTTTTTCCTCCATCTATATTTTTTATCACTGGGCAGAGCGCCGACGGCGATGCTCAGGATTATTCAATCTCACTTACATGCACGAGGTGTCCTAAACCATCTGGGGTTTTCCCATACAACACTTCATCATCTGTTGGGACGGATTTCGAAAAACCCGTTCGCACTGCATAAACCAGACAGGCGGGATTTCCCTGAGCATCCATCCAACTCCCGCCAGTGACTCTATCCCACCAATCTTCTACTTTGAAATCAACCCCAGCAAAGGTGGTATATTGTGGATGCACCACACCGGGTTTAATTTTTACTGTCTGATTTGCTAATTCCGATTGTTCCTTATGCATTCGTTTCTCCTTCTGCTTCCGCAGAGCATCGACGATGGTGCGGGGGTTATTCCCCTTTAGCCATCTTTCTGCCAACCTCAAGTGCTTCTTCTATTGTTGGCGTTTCTGTGCCAAAAATTGGGTGAGCCGCACCATACAGTACTAAGACACGTTGCCGAGTTGCATCATTGTAATAGCCAGCATAATAACCAAGATTTTGCCGTTCAATACTTTCCGCTTCTTCTCGCGTTTTACCGAATCTCATGCAGTGCTCAACACAAGTTTCGAAATAGGCCGTCGCCGCCTCTTGTGTAATGTTATCTTTCATCTCTCCTCACCTCCATCATCGTGATACGCTTACTGTCGCGTCAGGGAATTCCTTGCAGGCGTCAAGGTATTTCTCAAGCCAGGGGACAAAATCCTCGTAAAGTCCCCATCCGTTTTCGGCATCAAATTTTTTGAACCGTTTGGGATCGCTCTTCATAAGTGCCAATCCTTTTGTCAATGGCTCGATAAGCTGATGGGCTTTCGTTATTCCTGCCATCTCCGGATGCCAGAGGCAGTCGTAAATATTTGCCTCCACGGCCATTTGGGTCAGATTGTGTGTTATGTTTGCCTCAAATACCTCAGTTTTTTGCACCCTCGACAGGTAAATATCAAGTGACATTATCCACCTCCATCTAAGTTTAGAGCCGGGGAGCCCTGCACCATCCCTGCACCGCGGCCCACGGGCCTCGAACCCGCATACACGATTGACCGGAATCAATCGCACCATATCCGTTCTGGCACGGCCGCATAAAACTGCGGTTACGCTCAACCGCTTAAGTCTCACTCCCTTCCCCGTCAGTATCGGGGAGCTGCTCCGGTTTCTTCGAACACATGATGAAATCGCCCATCTCCGGGCCGGAACAATCTTCCAGATATTCGCAGGTTGCACAATCCTCATCGTCGCATATTATTTTATAGGCGGGAAGACAATCGTCAAAACAACTATTGCAAATAGCCATATCTTCGATCCTGCACCCGCACCCCTCGCAACAGAGTCCATCGTATCCGTGCTCCTTCAGCCAACTCGTCAATATCTCTCTGACGTTCATGGAGTCCCCTCCTCTGCCTTCTGCTCGGCCCAGCGCCGCCAACATGTTTTGCTTTTTTCAAAATTGATCGAACACCATTCGCATTCTTCATAGGGTGGCGTGTTATATATTCCCGAAGGACATTCAAAGAGAGCAAGTCTGTCTATTGTGATCTCAATCACCCTGTCCTTGTGGGCGAGCTGTGCCTTGAGATTTTTTATCTTCTTCTCATATCCATTACAAACGAGCTCCATCTCCGCTTCTTCCTGGTCGTAATAATCATCCTTGCTCATGCGGGGCCTCCCTGCGATCCATCCGGTCAAAAAACATCACGTAAACAATCCCGCCGGATTCTTTCTTAAGAACCCACGACTCTCCTGTCGCGCCTGGGGTAGATAGAACCTCGGCACCGAATATATACTTTGTATTCATAAAACGTACGTCCACAAAATCACCTTCATGTATGCCGTCTTCATGCTTCATTTCTCTTCCTCCTCCTGTCTCGCTCGCGCTTGCCAGGCCCGTTCCCATTCGAAGGTCGCTATTTTTTCTCCATCTTGCCAGAGAGAAAATGGCGTTGAGTCTCTCTCTTCCCACGGTTTCATCCCTTCGCCTCCAGCCTGGCAATAAGATCCGAAAGCGTTTTCTCAAACATTTTATCACAACCGTACTCGCTGCTGTCATCAGATTCCTTTAGACAGCCTTGCTCCCATTTCACCAGACGCCTTCTAACAGAGCCGAGTACGACGTCTAGCGTCCGGTACATGCTGCCTATCCCCTCCGCCACGACCTCGGGATGATCGGGATTGATGGCGATTATGGCGTTCAGGGCGTCCCGAAGCACCTCTGCCATACCCATGGTCGGGATATGTGTCGCAATATAGTAATCACTCCCATGGCATCGAAGCGCATAGCCGGTCCTTGCCGTTCTCTGTACTACTACCGGCTTCATCTCAGGTCCTCCACGATCCGGTACTTGATACCGCCGGGCATGCACTTGAGCTGGACAATATGCATGTCGCTGGTGTTCTTGCCAACCTCCTCGAAGGCGGCGCAATCCTGATGACAACATGGCCCCGCATCTATTTCCGGATGTTTCGTCTGCCATGGGCATGCCGCGTAATAATCGTTTTCTTTGTGCAGATATCCCTTTTCATCAATCTTCCCTTCCACGTCTCTACCTCCTATCATCGTCTATGATCAGAAATACGATATATGCCACGAACAGCACGCACACGATCGACAGCGCAATAAACTCCATCTCACACCTTCCTCAGCCCGTTGACTATGCCATCCACCAGGGCGCAGGCATCATCTGCTTCGGCTTTATGCGCATCCCATTCTTGGCCGAGTCCGTCCCCGGAATCGTACCGAAGTGCATGTCAGGCTTCATGCAGCTTTTCATAAGCATCTGGATCTTCGCGGCTTGCGCCACAACCACTTCAATCGGCAGCTCATCTCCTTGTTCTATGACAGCAATGTTTTTGTTTTCTTCTTTCATGTATCCTTCCTCCTCAAGAAGTTTTAAGAAAGCGCCCCGGGGCGGCTGGATGTCAGGCGGGAAAGGAGGTCAAACCCGCCAACTTAAAAGGGGGATGCTGCTGCCCCGAGGCTTAAACTGAGGAGGGTGCATCCCCCGTGCAACCTCCCTGGTTGTGCACTACTATGTTCCGGTTTTCGCCGAAGCAGGATAACCGGAAACCTCCGTGCCTCGCCATGCCTTGCCAGGCCAAGCCTGGCCATGCCTGGCCTCGCCATGTTTCTATCCTAAATCCATCTCATTCAATGCGTCGCGAAGCCGTACCAATTCTTCGACAACCTGCGGATTGTCCATATTGATGCTGTCGGTTTCGATCAGCTTATTTAGCTGACGCAGCAATAGAACCTGTGACTGTCCGGGTAGCATGTCCATTGCCTCGGCCTGCTTCGGTGTAACTACTTTCAGATGATATACACAGCGCTTCAAAGGGATCTTTCCCTCCGGCCCTTTTGCATATCGCACCTTGCCGACTTTTGTTTGCAGAATCTCCTTGATGCGCTCGACGGTAATACCGAGACTTGACGCTATCGCATTTTCTGAGATTTTGAGCTGAAGCCCTTTGAGGATTGCCCCGGTTTTTTCCGCTCCCTTGATGCCACTGCCGTGTCGAGCATTCAACCGAAGCGCGTCAAGATACATTTCTTTTTCACTTGAATATTTGCGAGCAACAACCTCAATTTCTGCATCGGGACCAAAGACTCGCAAATACATTCTTTCCCTATGTATCCCATCAACGATACGCTTTGATTTTTCATCGATAAGTATGTTGGGGAATACTTCTCCGGCGTCTAATGCAAATACCATATCCTGCACATGAACACCGTCTACTTGTGATCTTGGATACAGACCGAAATCCTCAATCAACTCACCAACCTTGATTTTCATAATCGTGTCAGTTGCTACCATCTAATTTTCTCCTTATGTAAAATCCTCGCCTTGCCTCGCCATGCCACGCCACGCCTTGCCCCGCCTGGCCTGGCGGCCCCATTAAACCTATTCCACAAGTTCCACCTTGAACTTTCCGAACGGACCGCGCTTCTCGATCCGGTAATTGCCGACGCCGATGATCTGACCGGCGATATTCAAATGTTCTTCCACCTGTTCCGGCGTCACGATATCTGTATCGATGGACAGGGTGAGATAACAGCCCCACTTGTCGAAACGCGGGCGCGAGCGCATGACCCCTTGCCGCTGGACAATCGCCCGGCGTGTATCGATTTTGTATTCTTTGAGCGGTTCGTCCGTTTCGGGATCAATCAAGATGCATAACTCATCCATATTGAAGACGGCGGCCTGGAAGACTGATATTGCACTTGCCTTCCCAACCTTTTTGTTTTTCAATCCGTTCAGAAGTGCAGAACGGAACGCTATGCTTGGTATACAGTAGTTGCCATCATCATCGAAATAGAGTCCGGCCGCCGCCTCTTCTTCAGGCGACGGTATGCGCTTCGTTTTTGGTCCTCTGTTTACCACCTGCATTTGCGCAGGATTGTGCGTCAGTAGGGAAAATATTCCCGTGACCTTGTTCTTGATTAAAATAAGGTTCATAATGAAACCCTCCATCTTTGCCGTTGTGTGCTACTCTTCCGGTGCCACAACGGCTTTTATTTGGTTCTCTCGAACCTTCCTGCAACGCAGGAATCCACGCCACGCCTGCCTTGCCGTGCCTCGCCATGCCATGCCTCGCCGGGCCACGCCCAGCCTCGCCAGGCCTCTTATATAATCCATAATCCTCACCTACAAATCGCCCCTCCGCAGTCCGCCAGCCGTAAAACAGCCCCGGAGAACGGCGCGGAATCCTTTCCTGGCATTTGACCGAAAACAGGCAGGTCTTCCACACATGCATTACTCCCCGGGGCTTGAATAAAACCATCCTCTTGTTTTGGGGTTGCGGCCCCACTCAATCCATTGGCGGCCCCCTTTCGCTGGCCGAGCCGGCGGGTCTCTGAATGCCACTCAGCCAGCGCATAAGCTCGGCACCCTGCACAGATGCCCTCGACTATCTTCACCAGTTCATTACCTGGATTCTGAGCCATGATATTATTATACCACTGACAAGCTCTCATGCGCCCTCCAGCTCGGCCATGGTGTACAGCTCGTCGATTCCGACAAGCGGCCTCGACCCATCCCGCTCCCATGACACCGCTTGATCACAACATTTGCCGTACCATGATCCACATAGCAAGAGTAGAGCAAAAGACGGGCAACTACCGAAAGGCAAGCGAGTGGGAGCGTCATAATACAGGTCGTCCAACCTAAGCTTGTCGCCGCACTCTGGGCATACTCCAGCCGTGGCGTCTGTGGGTATGGTCAACAATATTCTCCGTTGCTCTTGACGGGTATAGATTCTCATT